GCCGGGAGATGCGCTTGTGCGTTTTCCCGTCGCTGTCCTTGTAGGTTGTACCGTCGGCGTACTTTTTGGACGCGGGCACCTTCTTGCGCTTCGTCGGCATTACTTTTTCTTGCCGCCGCCTTTTTTCTTACCCTTGTGATATCCTGGCATCACTTTTTCCTCTTGGTTTTACTCTTCGACTTTGGCTTCGCTTTTGGTTTTGCGCTCTCGCGTAACGCCTTTGCCGTGGGGGCACCCTTTTCGCCGGGCTTGCGCATGCGTTCGCCGGATCCGGCTTTGATGCGCTTGCGCTTTTCGTGGATGCGATCCCACAAGCCCTTCTTGGGTTTACTTGCCATACTTCTTACCGAGACACTGCCCGGCACGCTTACAAGCCGCGGGGGTGGGGCATCCCTTGCAAGGTTTCATCGCCATCACATACCTCCTAACAATCTGAGAATTCCTGGTGGCATCGGCCGCACGGGGCGGGTGCCAGTCACGTTGCCGCTTTCGCGCATCGGGCGGGCCAGCGTGCTTTGCATGTACGGCGGCATTCTCGAATTTGAAAAACCGCGATCACGCGCAGCCAAACGAGCGGCCATCTCTTCCTCGGTCACCACGGCGCCCGGCCCTGGTCCCGTAAAGGGTTCCATCGGCCGCATGCGGCGACCCATGAACATATAATCCTCGTCGTCGCTGCGCGGACCCATGCGGCCCCTAAACTCTTCGCCAGCCGTGATTGCGCCGGATCCCATAGAACCCCCGCCACCCATGGCCGCACCCTGCAACAAACCCATGACGTCAACGCCCTGGCTTTCCAGGCGCTGCACCAACGCCATCAGTGATTGCATGTCCGCCATAATGACCTCCAAAATGTGTTGGTATAATATTACCACACAGCTCTCGGAGGCCCAAAATTACGCGATGCCGCGCATCCCGCGCCGCAGCTCACCACGGAAAGATTTGAACGTGCCACTCTGCGCGGTGGCCGCGTCGGACGCCATCGTCAAGCACAACGCGTCAGCCAAGTCTGGCGACCCCACGCCGCGCCTGCGCATCTCATCCTTACTCTCCGCTTTCATCTTGCCAGACGACGTGAAGCTGTACCGTATGGCCGTCAACTCCGCCTGCAACTGGTCATCCTTCGGCAGCTTGCACGAGCGATCCTCCAGCCACGCCTTGCACTTAAACCACAGCTCAGACCGCAAGTTCATGTAGGTGTCACCCATCGAGGGGCTTTCCGCCACGTTAATCCCACGCACAGGCAAATCCAGCTCACGCAAACGGTCAACCACGCCGGACCCCACGCCGATGCTGTCCACCAGGATCTCCGTGGGGCGCTTGGACGGGGGCAGGGCTTCATATTCCGCCACGACACGGCCCGACGTCTGCATCAAGTCCAACCCGCGCCAGGAACGCAGCTCAGTCACCACCGGACCCTGACGCTTGCACAGCGCCGTCGCGTCAGAGCCAAACCGGGCGACATCTAAGCCCCACACGACGTCCGTCTCGTCCGCCACCACAATGTCGCGATGCTGCGCCGCCTCCACCAAGTGAAACGGAATGATCGTGTTATCATCAGACAGCGGGAACTGCCCCAGCACACGCACGCGGAACGCGTTGCTCTCCTCGCCGTAGCGCAGGCGCATCTCATCGACAAACTCATCGCTCACCAGCGGGCTATCCTCGCAGCTCCACGTCCGGGTCCACCAAGAATTCGCCATCCGGTTGTGGCTCTCGAAAAACGTGCCGCTGGACCGGGTGGGGTTGGATAGCATGAGGGTGGTCGCGTTGTGGCCCGACATAGACCCAGCCGCAGCCTCAAACACCTGTTCCGGCACGCCCGACGCCTCGTCGACAATCAGCAACACGTTGTCCGAGTGTACCCCGGCCAGGGCTTCCGGCGTCTCCGCACGAGCGGTCCTGCAAGAGATGAAAGCCTCCGCCGGGGCACGCAAAAGCTCGACGCGGTCAGATTTCACGTTCAACAGCTCCTGCAATTCCTTGGGCAACTCATTGATCCACCGCTTCAACTCAGCGAACATGGCGTCAAACAACTGGCTGGACGTGGGGGCCGTCACGACGACCTTCACCGGGTATCTGAGGAGAAGAAACCACAGCATCGCCCAGGACGCCGTCGTGGATTTACCCGTGCCGTGCCCGGATTTCACAGACATCTTACGCTCGCCCTGCGCCAGTGCCTCCAAGAATTCACGCTGGTACTCATACGGATCCGCGCCCAGCATCTCACGCACAAACCGCACCGGGTCGTCGTAATACGCCTGGGTGAATTCCTCCATAAAGTTACTCGTCATGGTCAATCACCCGCGCGTCTTGTACGGAATTCGGTACTGTTTGTCGTACGCTTTCCCGTACGGTTTTCATCTTTTTCAGGGCGTCCAAGTGCATGTCACCCAGGTTGACCGTGACGTGCGTCTGGTTGTTCTGCGACCCGTACCGCTGTTGGTTCCACGCCTGCGCAATAAAGCGATGCTGTTGGGCCTCCTCCTTCGCAATGCTCACGTCCAACGCCGACAACTCAGCCGCGCGTGAACCCTCCTTCGCCGTGTCGCGCTCAAGTTTACGCTCGTTGCGCAGGCGTCGCATGATCTCAAACCCAGCCTCCGCGTGGGCGTCCGCCGCCTCCATCCGTGCGGCCTCAAGTGCGGCGCTGTATTCCGGGTGGTCCTTCAGGATCCGGTGAAGGTATCCGCGGTCCAGCTTCAGCTCCACTGCGAGCTGCGTGACGGTGCCGCCCGACAAAAGAAACTCAGTGAGGTATTGCACGCCGCCGTTGCTCTCGATGGTGGCCAAGGCTGCTCTGCGTTTGGGCTTTCCTGCCATAGTTTTTCTCCGTTGCGGTTAGTTTACGATGGGGGGGTGCCGGGGGGCAAAATTTTAGGGGGAACGTGTGTGTGGTCTTGCACAAGCACTACCCCCGGGTCGGCCGGGGGCGGGGGGGGTATTTCGCGCCTTTTTCGCAATAATTTAACATAATAGATGTTATATGTCGTTCCAAAACCGCGTAACCCATTGATATCATTACGGTTTGACGAGGGCGCATAGCTAAACGTGAAATTATCGGTGTTTCTGCGAGTGCGACATCTATGCGCCACACGCATACCGAGGCCGTCAAAACGCGGTTTCCTCGCGTGCGCGCGCGACCTCGTCGCCAGTGTCTCACAGCGGGAAAAGAGGCGACGCTCAGCCAGTGTAAGGGAGGAGAACCAAGCGCCGCCAGTTGGAGCATCCACAGGGAGAGATGGTAAACTCCAGGCTGGACCTAACAGTACCCGCGTCAGATCCAGTGAGGCAAACATAGAGAGACGTCTATGCATGACCACAGTACCCCATCTATTCATCCCAATCAAAAATCTGTGCATCCTCGCCCGCCAAGCGGTACGCGATCACTAGGTAGTTTATCTGATCAATGATGCTGTCCTCGTGAAACCCGTTGTCATCCACCCGCGCAGCTTTCAGCTCCGACATCATCCGCGCAACGTCGTAAGCCGTCAGGGCAGCCCCTGGAGCGAGCTTACCGCGCAACACGCTGTTCTACCTGTCGCAGATCGTTTGGTGCATCTGTGCGGCGTCTCCGTAGCTCTCCTCGCGTTCTTTCAGGATCCCCGCGGCCTTACCTAAGATCGTCTCGTAATTCATCTTTCGTCCTCGCTTTGTATTTTGCATATCCGTTCTTGCTGATCACCCTGACGTATTCCCGGTCGATCAGACCGAGCAGCGTCTTGCGTATCTCATCGAGTTCCTCATCCATCGCCCCGGCGAGATCCTCGGCCGTCATCGTGCCTTGCTCCCGCATGAACGTCAGGACGTGCAGCTCGTATTTCGTGAGAGGCTCCCGCCAAACCCTGCGTCGCTTGTCATCCGGCAGTGCGGCTCTCAATCCCAGCTCAGCTCGTCGCCGCTCGAATTCCATCATGCGCTGCCTGAGTAGTTCCTCATCCATGCCGCAGCTCCCATTGCCTCCGCAGGATTGCGTCTCGTTGCCACTGGTTCCATTTCTTCAACTGCGGCGCCCGGAGATGCTTCCGTCGATTGGCGACGGCTTCCAACTCCTCCAAAGAGGTGATCTCATCCATCACTCGGTTGAAATCTTTCTCCCCCAAGTCGGCGTAATCTTTAGCCCGCCAGACATGCTGAAGTATCCGCTCACGGTCAGTCATCTCGACCCCCCGTTCAGCGTACCACCTGTGTAATTTTAGCTAATCTTATCAGTAACTTATGTAAAAGCGCTTCCTGGTACACCTGGTACGCCCTCCTACAATTTGTACTTTTGGCGTACCAGCCAGAAAAACCCGTCGTTTTTGGCCATTTCGCCCTTCTTGAGTAGCCCGTCGATGGCTCGCTGCCACGCCTGTCGTTTGTTGGTGGCCGTCGACTTTCCGTAGAAGTGTTCCCGCAGTTGATCCTCGTTGATGGTCCACCGCGTGCCCGTCTCTGGGTATCCCGTGCCGCCCGGGTTTGGCCCGCCGATTTGCTCACCCCAGAGCTGCGTGAAGCATTGCTCAATCAGTCTCTCGTTGGGGCTTAGCTTTGTGGTGGCCTCACTGACGCGCTCGTCGTCGGCTGGCGTGATGTAGCAGCTCGTGACCGGGTCGCCGTCCTCGTCGCACCCCAGCTCGACCGCCTTCAGCTCGAACGCGAATTCCTTGCCGCTCTCGATGTCTCTTTGCTTGGTGGCTTTCGCAAAGCGGATCCCGGCGTCCTCGTCGACCCGCAGCTCGATTTCGGTGTCCGTGGCGGCTCTGAGTGAGCTGTGACCCCTGGCGCCGTTGTCTGCCTTGCCGGAGTGATGCACCGTGACGACGGTCGCCTGGGCGTGATCCCTGAGTGCGTCGGCGTTGCTGATGTACGCCGTCATGTCCTCGGGTCCGTTTTCGTTTCCGCCAGCCAGCGCTCGGGACAGCGTGTCGACCACGATCAGCTCAATTTTGCCGTGCTTGTCTTTGACCAGGTCTATGAGCTGCCGGAGTTTCGGTAGGTCCGCCTCGGGATCCAGCAAGTTGACCGGGCAGGGGCGCACCGCCAGCGGCACGTCTGTGTCGCCGTAGTGGTCCGCGATTGCCTTGGCTCTGTTGAGATACCCGTGACCGCCCTCCGCGGCTAGGTAAAGCACCACGCCTTGCTGCACCTTGTTGTCGTGCCAGGGACGCCCCGCCGCGACGTGGTACGCCATGTCCAGCATCAGGAATGACTTGCCCGTGTTGGACTGGCCGTACAGGACCGCCATTTGTTGTCGGCCGATCCACCCCTTGATCAGGTAGTTTGATTTTAACACCGGGGCGGCGTCACCGATCCACACAAGCTCATCCAGGAGGCTCTCCGGGCTTTTGAGCTGGGTTAGACCCTGCTTGACGGCTGAGAGGCCCAGCGTGGCGTGTACGTCGTTCCAGTCGGTATCCGGCAGCGCTGGCGCAGTCCAGGGCAGTCCAGTCTTTTGCGCGGCCTCTTGCCCGCCGTTGTTGGCGTCGTTGTCGGCGGCGATGCGTATGTCAATGTCTGGCCATTGTAAGGTCAGGGCGTCGACGACCGTCTGGATGTTGTTTTTGTCCAGCGCGAATATGACTGGGAGTTGCTTGTCGAGTGCCATGTGAACTGACACGCACGTCGCCCAGCCCTCGGCGAGCCAAACGGTGCCCGGGTTTTCCGGGTTGAACCTTCCGACGACGCCGAACACGCCGCCCTCCTTGTTTAGCCCGGTGTTGAACCGCT